CCCCGCCATGCCCTGATTGCTGGGCCAAAGGGCGATCAGGCAAAGGATGCTGTACCTCACCAGGTCCGAAAAAGCCAAGCATTTTGCTTGGTCGTAAGAAGAAGGTTTGGAAGCGAGTAAACCGTACCTAAGAAACTTATAATGTCCCTTTTAATCCCTTAAGTTTTCCACGCGCACAAAGACTAGGATTAAAAGGGACATTTCTTTTAAAAGAATAATAGAAAGGTATAAAGAATTATGAAAAATATAGAACAGACACCGTATAAGAAGATGCAACGCATAAGAGCGTTACTACTCAAGGGTGGAAGTATCACCCTATTCTCCATTGTGATTGGAATGCTGTGTCTAGGGGTACTAAGCTTAATGGCTGCTGCACCAGCACAACGCTCCGTAAAAAAGGAACTTGTTTCTGAACAACCAATCATTAAAAAGTTGTCCAAGTATTCAGGAAGCGTCTTTAAGAATTTCGCAGAGTTCCGTGTTCAAAGAATTGCTTTTGATCGCTCAGGAATCATCTCTCTACAGGGTAAACCTTTCGAGATGTTGGTTAACTGTACCCAGATAGTAATGGTACAAAGATTTACAGACGGAAGAGATACTGATTATTCAAGTTTAATGTTTATCGCAGAGGACAGATCCCCAAAGGGTATTGTCCCTATTTTGATACGCGAGGAATATAAAGAGATTCTCAAACGTATGAAGAGAGCTATTGAATCACGAGGATGAGAACCATGAAGAAACTAATAGGTCTTTTAATAATGAGCTTGGGAATAGCAGCCCAATTAGGATGTGATGTGTGTAAACCATTAGAGGTGAGAATCCTCCGCAGGACTTGGGGAATACATAGAGTTAATCCCGAAGGACCATGGTACACCTGGATGGAGCAGAGAACCCCCTGTGCTCACCAACAGCTAATGGACCCTAATGTCCTAGCTATGAATGAAGAGCCTCCTGTGTGCCTTAAAGGCTGTCACGATGAGCTAGAGGCCCTGAAGGTTGAATCCAGAAGGGCATACCTGTTAGCTTATCTATACCCGATTTATCCTTTTGCTGAGAATAGCGTATCTGTAGCTGTATTAACATCTGAACAGGAACATGATGTGCCTATTGTATGCGGTCCTAATGATGGAGAATGTGGAATCATAGATTGTGATTGTATTTGCCATAAGGACTTGAAGTACTAAAAATATGAAAATGAATGAAAAAGGAATGAAGTCTTTTATCCACGATCCTCTATCGTGGAATGAAAACTTTAGTAAGTGTAACAAAAGATCTAAAATCATCGCTATAAGCGGAGGATTTGACCCTGTCCATGTCGGCCACATTAAAATGATTGATGAGGCCGCAAAACATGGAGGGGTGGTTGTCATAGTGAATAGTGATAAATGGCTAAGGAGAAAGAAAGGTTTCGTCTTCATGCCATTTGAAGAACGCCTGGTTATCATGGCATCCCTAAAAGGTGTACTTAATGTAGTAGGGGTAGATGACTCAGATGAAACCGTGTGTGAAGCTCTAAGGAAACTAGAACCCGATATGTTTGGAAATGGCGGGGATAGAACAAAGGAAAATACCCCAGAACAAAAGGTGTGTGAAGAACTAGGGATAGAGATAGTATTCAACCTAGGAGGGGGGAAGATACAAAGTAGTTCAGATCTCTTCACTAACTCTATAAAGAATAGAGGGTTAAACCTAAGACAAGAACAGTATCTTGCTAACTATGGTTTAGATTTTTAACATGAAATATTTAATATACTTACTTCCATTATTGTTATTAGCATGTGGTCCCAAGGGGGATAAGATTGATCACAATCCTCGTCCCTCTACTCCTGAGATAATGGTACTAATAAACTACCAACCTCTACAAGGATCCCACCACCCTTTAACTTATTATTTTACTCACAAGAATTCCAAGATTGAGTCTATTTATTTTGGGGGAGAAGTAATTAATACTACTTCATGGATTACCTTCAAAAACTCTTTAGTAGGTCAAAATTTAATTGGAGCCTTGTTTAAAAATGGAACGAGAGGTAATGAGTATTATATATGGTTCAAGGTTCAATTAAATGCCACTCTAACTATGGAGTATACTTTGGAGCTTTATAAGGTTGGACCCCTGATGGAGGGATATGAGGTGGTGAAGATAGGTGATGAACCTCGAACCATTATAAGGGTTTCTTATGCTCCTGCGGTGAATAATAATGGATAAACGATATCCTAATGAAACACCAGAGGAGCGTGAGGAAAGACTAGCTAAAAAAAGAGTGCGGGAGAGGAAAAGGATACAAAGAGAAACACCAGAGGAGCGTGAGGAAAGACTAGTTAAGGAGAGGAAATGGAGACAAAGAGAAACACCAGAACAAAGAGCAAAAAGATTGGAGGGGAAAAGAGTATGGAGAGAAAAGAATAGAGAGAGGGTTAGAGAGTATAGGGATGCATATTATGTGAAGAATAGGGAGAAGAGACGAGAGTATAGACATGCATATTATGCGAAGAATAGGGAGAAGGAACTAAAGAAATTTGCAAAATACCGGAAAGAAAATGTAGAGAGTATTAGAGAGTATGGGCGTACATATCGGGCGAAGAATGGGGAGAAGAGACGAGAGTATAAACATGCATATTATGTGAAGAATAAGGAGAAGTTACGAGAACGTCAGAGTAGATATAGAAAAAACAATAGGGGACCGAGTAATGCTCAGAATGCAAAAAGAAGAGCAGCTAAGTTAGAAAGAACTCCTGCATGGTTGACTGAAGAAGAGCTAAAAGCAATAGCTAATCTCTTTATAGAAGCACACAGAAGAACAAGAGCTACAGGAGTTACCCACCATGTACATCATATTTATGAGCTTCAAGGAAAGACAGTGAGTGGATTACATGTCTTTGAGAACTTAGTAGTCATGCCCGAAAAGGCACACCAAGCATGTCATAGTCGTAGAAGAAAAGTCAAATCAGGGTATAATTATACTATAGTTTAGGTAAAAATTACACATTGAAAATTAAGATAGTTGTTATTGGAAATGTAGATATAATAAACAAATAAGTCAAATGGTGGAGTTTAGAGGGTTCTTTCAGGTTGTATAAGTAAATAAGTCAAATTAAAGAGTAGTGTTTGCTTAACCCTTTTTAGAAAAAAGTTAAATAAATTCTCATTTATTAGCCCCCCAAAAACCCTTTTTAAATTTTTTTTGAGCTTGTCAGACAAGCTTAAATCCCCCCCATTCCTAAAAAGTCAAATTAAAAAAAAACTTCTAAGCCCTTAAAGCTTAGAAGTTTTTTTAATTTGGAGGAGGGGTACTCCTAAAAAGTCAAAGTGGTGAGAATGGGTGGAATTGAACCACCGACCTTTTGCTTATAAGACAAATGCTCTTACCCCTGAGCTACATTCTCTTACATAGGGTAAAAAAGTCAAACTGGTAAGAGTGGAAGGAATTGAACCTTCGACCAATAGATTAAAAGTCTATTGCTCTACCAACTGAGCTACACTCTCATGCGTTGCTTGATTCCCACCGCTTTCGCTTTTCAAACTCGTCGGCGGTGATAGTTTATCAACCACGTATGCTCCGAGTTCGTCGAGGCGACGCGGCAATCCTCGAACTCGTCCCGCTCTTCGAGTTCGTCGAGGTATAGTTTATCAACCAGATCTGCTCCGAGGTCGATATAAAACTTGCCTAGCTGCTCCGCCGCATATTCGATAATAGTTTCCACGTCCGCCCCATCAATCCAGTTGCGAACTAAAAAGTCAATCTTCTCAGATGTTGTTTTCGGTCTCATTTTTGCTCCAAAATCTGTTGTAAAATCCCTCTCAGGAGGTTTCTTCGATAGTCGGAGAATACGATCTTGCACCCGACCTGATCGAGCAGCGCGTATTTCAAGCAGTCTTCAAGGATTCCGATTTCATACTCACACAACTTGATTGTGTATTCCTTCATACTTCTTTGCTCCAAAGTCGCTCACTCGCGTCCCAATCTCCTTCAGGCATTTGATTTTCAGCATATCGGCCCGTATAGATTATCAATTGTTCGGTGTTGTCGTAGCCTATATCCGCGTCAGGAAATAGCCTTAGAATAATTTCTCTTTCTTCGTCGCTCATGATTTCACGTTTCTTTCACATGCACTTTGTCGGCACAGTTCTTGCATATAACACCCATAATATAGCTCCTAGTGACTCAGAAATCTAACAGTCTTTTGTGCAATCCAACACAATCCACACGTGGCACAGGAAGGTAGCTTTCCAGTCTGCTCGGGACATGTGAAAGCTTTACCCTCAAAACTCTCCTCTGCCGCAAAGCAGGGACTAAGGTGGTTGCTTTCCTGGTTCCGCGAGAACCTAATCATGCAACGGTCAGCGTAACGGTGGTTTAGTAAATGGATAGCACCACCAATGCCCGCACCCTCGCCCGTTACTTGATCAAACATGTTCGCGGTATAGCCGAAGATACATAGGGTAGGGTTTTCTTTCAGCATACGTTCCCAAAACCTAACGTATTCCACGCTATAGAAGTCGCCGAGAACGTGCAAGCGAATAACAATCCCCTGCGGGTGCTTTTCTAGTAGGGTAGCAATCTCGCTCTCGACCTTATCGGTTAGACCGTCAGTGGAGAAACGGTGGGCGAATGGCATATTGTTACCATAGCAATCCTCCCAATGATGACAGGAAACAGGACACGTTTCCCGTTCCGTAAGAGTGAGAGAATATAGCCTCTTGCCTGCCCACTTCTTAGCGGTTATTTTGAATCCAAGCTTCTTGTTGCTTGAACCCTTTTTGAGCACGTCAAACTCCGTCGCTTGCTTGATGCTTTTAGGGTAGACTGTGGTCGTTTTCATGGCCTTATTATAACAGATGTGGAGCCTATGTCAAGACTCTTTCGGGGATTATTGGAAAAAAAGAGGGGGGCCGACTAGGGCTGTTCTAAGTTGTTTGTTTTGAAAATCGAGCGGCTGTAAGGTGTTGGTATATAAGGACTTAGGACCCGCGCCCCGGCGCGAAAAACCTAAGTATATGTATACCAAACACTTAGGAATGAACAATCGGTGTGGGATAGAAGGCACCACCCCACACCGAAACCTTACCCTAGGTCTGCTGTTCTAGCTGACCGATCGTGCGCGAGGCACAGTGCCCGATCCCTTGGGTAGCCTTATGGGCCGCAGTGGCACCAATATGGCGATCGTAGGCGCGAGCCCCATACCCGAAGTTCTCCATAGGAAGTAGGCGGCGGAGAGACTTGTAAGCCTCTAAAGCCTCAAGGGTCTTGTTCCCTTGCTTTTCCGCCCTGTAAAGATCGGCGAAGAGTTCGCCAACCTGCACGCTCAAGCCTTGGATCTTGGCTTGTAGCGTGTTATACTCAAAGTTACGCATATATTTATCCTTTGCAAAAGAAAAAAAATCAGAGGTTACCAGACCCCCTCTGAATCAGGGTCGTATTTGGCAAGGTCGTCGTCATACCCTGCCTCTGGGTGGCTGAAGAACGTGGAGCAGTCTACGGTTTCCTCGTGGTATAGTTCTACCTCTTCGATCAGCACTTGCAGGAGTTTCTCCCACTTGTAATACTCCTCATCACCGAAACAGCAGAAGGATTTTACCTTACTCTTCAGCATGATCTCTTGGGAGAAAGAGAGCTTGCCCTCGACAATAACTTCTGCCACTAGTTGGGCCAAGTGATTAGTTAGCACGGACCTGGTGATCGACCACTCTCTCCTGTTGTTCTTCATGCGTCTTATTATAGCGAGCGGAGGGCAAATGTCAAGCCCCAATCCATATTTTTTTTGCGCTTGTAAGTGCTTGGTATACATATACTTAAGATTTGCGCCCCGGCGCGAAAAACCTAAGTATATACACGCCAAGCACTTAGGAAGATAAAAAAAACCTCGCCGACACCGACGAGGTTCTGGTTAGGTCGCGTACCCACCCATAAATATTGCATTGGGGGTGTCCCCTTCTGCCTCTATGGTTATCCTGCTTTCGCTGCCGAACCACGGCTCACTACTTATAGGTAGAGACAATGCCTCGAATAGCAAGGGAAGGGTTGCAACCGAGGAGGTGTTACCCTCTCATACTTCCCTGCTATCCCGCTCTGAGCCTACAGCCTGTTTAGCCTCGCTCAGACGAGGTGCTATCCATACAGATAGCGATGGTTCTTGCCGTTAGGCGTTGTAAACTGCCGCGAGTTGCGGTAGTATTTGTTCCAAGCCTTCTTGCACGCATTTAGCGTGCCAGTGTAGGTATTGGTCTGCGACTTCAAATCGAAAACCGTGTAGATTGCCGACTCGGCGGAACCGTTTCCGATTCTTGCCATGACCGCGTTCTGGTTTGAACGCACGATGTTTGTGATCAGACTAAGCATTCATATCCTTTAACATGTCCCCTGTGATAGGGGGTGAAGGGGTGTTGAGGACCAAGCCGTTGACCATGTTAGAGATCTCCATTTCGATCTCCATTTTGCGATCCTCGGCCCCTGCGAGGACGTTCATGGCTGTTTGCCTTTCCGACTCGATCTTTGTGATCCAAGTCTGGTGTTTGTTGACTCGGGCGTTGAATGATTGAGGGCCGTCCCCCAATCCCTTGCGTGATTCGCGGATGTCTTTCCGCAACAGGTCAAGCTCCTCAACGAGAGGGGCAATCGCTGGGTCGTTCATCGCATCCTTGGTTGCTTGCTTCACGCGGAGTCTGGACAGCTTGGCCTCAGTCTCGGCGATGATCTCAGCAGGAGTGCGCTGTTTGCGTTCGCTCATGGTAGTATCTCCTAGATATGGGTAAAAGTGCTATTATACACAAGAGGTGACCATTGTCAAGCGCATTCTCAACTTTTTTCGTCATACAACGCAATCGCCAGGATTACGGTGCTGATGCAACAGAGAATGGCTGTGGCAAGGATCAAGAGGTATTCGATCAACATGTCCCCTACTATAGCGAGGAAGGGTAGAATGTCAAGACCATTTTGTGGGTTTTCATACTTTTTTTGCGCTTGTAAGTGCTTGGTATACATATATTTAGGTTTTTGCGACCGGCCCCCGCGATCTAAGTCCTTATATACCAAGCACTTAGAGACTCAGTTGAGGTCTGCGCCTCCTGGCTTGAAACGGTTTTCGTGGTCCATGGGTCCGACCTCGCCACTGACAATATAAAGAAACGCGGGTCTCCATGCTCGCATGATGTTACGCGCTGCATTCCTCTTGCCTGTGGTGACTTCATTGTTTTCCACCACTGAAATAAGAACCTGGGCTACCCAATGGATCCAGTCCGTAGGAATATCAAACGACATCGAAAGCTGTCCTAGCTTATCAATAGCGTTTGGATCCTCTATAAGATCTACATGTCCGTTTTTGAAGAGTTGTAGCACGGTTTGGCGATTCATCTCATTGAACAGATCTCTTGGTCCGAACTCGTCAACTATCCCGCAGGTAGCCAAAAGCATCACGGGGTCAATCGTATGGGTGTAAGTGTTCATTGGTCGTCATCCTCGCTGTTGAAAACGTTATCCTGACAGGTCGGGCACATACCCGAGATAGAGAACTCTTTCTTATAGAGTTCGGTGGGGAAATCGACTACGGGATTCTTTCCACATGTGACGCAGCGATCCTTCTCGATATCATCGACACGAAGGAAGCCGAACATTTCGTCGAGGAATGTGTCGATTGCTGGGTTTTTGCGTGATGGTTTCATTAGCAGTCTTCCTCCTCGCGGAAGAAGTCCCACGGTTCGAGGTCGGGGAAGGTCTGGGCACACCACTGGCACAAGAAGTGCTGAGGGGAGCCAGTAGGGGAACCACACATCTCACAGGTGAGTGTTGGACGTGGTTCGGGGTTGTTCTCTCTTGTCGTCATGAGTGCCATTATAGGGATCGGGGGTGAAATGTCAAGCCCTTTTTTCAGAAAAGCTCTGGAATCGAGGCAAGCGTAGAGCCTAGCTTCACGAAAAGACAGCCGAGAGAGGCGACCAAAGAGCCCACAAAATTGTTGAACACAAGAGCGAGAACGAGAAGAATGATGTTTCTGGTTTTCATGTATGTCATTATAGGGATCGGGGGTGAAATGTCAAGACTAAACCCATATTTTTTTTGCGCTTGTAAGTGCTTGGTATACATATACTTAGGTTTTTGGGGCCGGGGCTCGAATCTTAAGTCCTTATAGGACAGCAGGTTAGAGCGGTTTCAGGAATATTCCGCTCTTAGTGAGCTTGTCGCCTTGCTCGCTTGCCCACTTATCGAACGTCGAAATCGAGATTTTTTCTTTTCTCAGTTCTTCCAAGAGCGTGTTCTTGAGTTTTTCACAATCGGTGTGCAAGTTCCTCAGAATGCTCTCATGCTCTTTTCGCTGTTTGTTGTTTTTGGTGATGGCTGCACTGATTAGTGCTAGCTGGTCGGTGTGGTCCATCATAGGGCGATTTCCTCGGGCTCGAAGTAGAGATCTCGCTCGATGCCCAAGCCGAGCGAACCCGTCACACCTTGGAGTTCGTCTAGGGAGAAATAACCCCACTCGCGCTCGAATCCTTCGACTAAGCCGAAGAACACCCAGTTCCCATCGTCCTGTTCTGTGCCTTCGACCACATACCAGGTCCAAGAGCTAGAAGGATCGAAAAACTTGCACACTGCCGTATGGGTTTCTGCCCCATCCGTAGAGTAGAGTCCTGGGATTTTTGCTTTGATTTCGTCAGTCAGAAGTTCCATTATTCCTCCGAGTAGGTGCCGTGGTAGGGGTTGGGATCGTCGTCGTATTGTGCAGGGAACTCATCGTCCCACATGCGCTCATACTGCTCAGACCTTTGCTCCAGATCACGCTCGATTTTCTGGGTCTTTTGATCGGCGAGTTGCTGATCTCGGCGACGTTTGCGTCGAATCTTTTTCTTTTTCGTCATGTGTGCCATCATAGCGATTCGACCACGAATGTCAAGCCCCAATCCATATTTTTTTTGCGCTTGTAAGTGCTTGGTATACATATACTTAGGTTTTTGGGGCCGGTCTCCGTGACCTAAGTCCTTATATACCAAGCACTTAGAGACTCAGTTGAGGTTAGCTTTGGCGGCTATACTACGCTCGTGCGCGTCCTCTGCGTGTGCTACGGGTTACGCCATAGACGCGAGCGTTGAACCCACGCTGGCGGAATAGCTCGGCAGTCTCACGGAACTCGTCGAGGGTGTTCTTGATTTGCTCCTTGGTGAGAGGCTTCTTTTCGTTGGTCTTTTTCGTTTTTGTCATGTGTGTATTGTAACAGAAGGGACAGCGTTTGTCAAGCTTTTTTTGTCAGGCCCAAGGGATTTACTCCAGAGGAGCTAGGGCAACCTTTGTTGTCAGCGGGCCATCTCTCGCGTGGTTCATATTTTCTCAGAAGTTTGGAGTCCAGATGCTCTCGAAATCGCCACAGTTCTGAGCGAACTCCTCAGCTTCGGCCAAGGTCTCGAAAGCGACAGGAGCGCCATGGAATCTCTGGACGATGTAGAGGGGGAAATCGTTCTTGTCTCTTGTCTTCATAGGTGCCATTATAGCGGTTCAAGGGCAAATGTCAATACCCAATCCATATTTTTTTTGCGCTTGTAAGTGCTTGGTATACATATACTTAGGTTTTGAGCGCCGGTCTCCGCGACCTAAGTGCTTACACACCAAGCACTTACGCAGCCCTATCCTTCGTGTGGTCCTCGGATTGGGTTGTCAAGGTTCGCCATCTGGTTGAGTTCCTTCAACCGCGCAATCTTTTTGCGCTTATCAATGTCCGTCACCTCGCTTTCGTCCAGCGTTTTCATTGCGAGGGCAGCACGCTCTGATTTTCCAGGAAACTTGCCCTTGGCATCCGAGTCATCCTCGCCACAGAGGAAACAAACACGCTCCCAATCATGGAGCATAACAGCCTCGATGAGGTCCTTTAACAACGACACAGGAACATATCCTGCGACATCAAGAGGCAAGCAGCAGAATCCACCACCATCATCACGCAAAATGGCGACTTCCATGGTAGTGGTTGCCTTCTCTCTATCGTGCCTACCGAGAGCAGATGAAAGAGGAGTAGTGGGCAGCGTGTCAAGCCTGTTATTGTCGCAATAGTGCCCAGGACCGATGCCAATGGATAGGGTGTATCCATTCAGATTTGAGATTTGAAAACCTCGGGAGTTTTCCATGCATTCAAGCGTGTGTGGTGGATTTGTCATGTGTGTATTGTAACCTCTCTAGAGGATGATGTCAAGAAAAAACACTAAAACGGCTCGTGAACATCCTGGCCGAACTCCAAGTCCCACTCCTCTGGCGTGCAGCCCGTCATGATGAACTCTCGCTGATCGGCGGAGAGTTGAGGCATAGCGTCCTGAATCAGGGTGCCAGCCTCCCATGCGTTGTATTCGGCCAAGGTGATAGGGAGTTCGAGCGTGCGCTCGATACCCGAAAACATGCTGGTTCTGGTGATTTTCATGTGTGTATTGTAACCTCTCTAGAGGATGATGTCAAGAAAAAAGACTAGAAACAGGCAGCGCATGTGCAATACGCTTTGGTGCCACCTGAGGCAATGCTCGTGCCCATACGGCACAAAGGGGAGCCGTCACGGCTTGGTCCCCAACCACCGCTTGATCTAGTATAACTTTTACAAATACCGACGAACTTCTGTGCATCCTCGTAGCAGTCTTTGCAGGCCATGATGGTATCGAAACCGTTGAAGGACATGTAGGTGTTGTCCGATCCACAATGTGGGCATTCTTCCTTTTTCTTCATGTGTGCCATTATAGCGGTTCAAGGGCAAATGTCAAGCCCCAATCCATATTTTTTTTGCGCTTGTAAGTGCTTGGTATACATATACTTAGGTTTTTGGGGCCGGTCTCCGCGACCTAAGTGCTTACACACCAAGCACTTAGAGACCCAGTTGCGTCATCTATTCTATTCATGCTGCCCCATACCAACCGAAGCGACCACGCTCATGCTTGCCTCCAAGTTCTTTCAAGCGTTGACGAAGGTGGCCCGCCATCTCATCGCCGCCGCCGCAACACCAATCGCACCCCTCCAGCGTGGCCTCCATCTCGTCGAGCTTGTCGTTGATCCAAGCACACTCACGCTTATCGCGGGCTTGCTGCCTTTCCGCATCACTCATTCGGTCACCTCCGCCGCTTTTTTTTCAGATAATCATACAAATCTTGCATGGAACTTTCTAACGTTGCGAATCCAGTGTTTGTTGAGACCGTTGGGATCGTTGTCTGCCCCAACAGGGCAGTAGCGTTTACCAAGGAAGACCACAAACTCTCCACGCTTGCCAGCCTTCACCCATCGGTCAAAGTTCTTTTGAACCGTAGCAGCACACCAACCAGCTTGGGAGCGATAGGTGGGCTTTACCCTCTTGTGTAGAATGCCATACTCTCGGCCCTTGCCACCATTCTCAGCGTAGCGAATAGCAGCGACATAGGGGGCTAGCTTGGTGCGTAGCTCTGGGCGAATGTTGACCTTGATAGCATCTTCGAAGGCTAGGGCACAAGCCTTGCCATCCTTGGCCTTGATAGCCTCGGAGGGAGCCCAGCACAGGGCTCCGTAGAATAGGATGTTGGTAGCGGTAATCATTACCAGTAGATAGGGGTGTAGTAGCCAGACGGCTCCATAGAGAACGTAGGCTTGATGTTTGTGGTGAGGACACGAAGGTCGGCAAAATCTCCACACCTATTGGCGAACTCCATAGCCTCAACCTCAGAGGTAAAGACCACGCTTGGGGAGTGGTGACGATCGACGACGTAGTGCTTGGTTTGTATGTGTTTCATTATATCATTTATCGACCATTTGTCAACGAATATTTAGAGGATCTTGAAAGTTTTTTTAGCTTGTAAGTGCTTGGTGTATAAGGACTTAGGGTCGCCACCGGACGATTTCGCGTGAAAGGGACTCCGTTCCTCTCCCCCCTGATCCATACAGACGAAGTTGAAAGTAGTTAGGGACTCCTAGAACAAACTAGGAGTCCCTTAAAAGAGCTAAGAGTAAGCCTACATTAAGCTTACAATCTTAGCAGTCTCGGCACGAGGAATCTTAATCGTAAGCAGACCGTTTTTGAAATCGGTCTCAGACTTCGTAAGATCGAACGCCTCGTCAATGTTGAGAGAGAAGTCGATATCTTTCTTAGAAATACCGTGATGTACGAACTTGACATCTTCTTCCTTCTCACCCTTCGCTGATACCCGTAAAGTGTTTTGGCTTGCACTTACCTGAATAGCTTTCTTACCGTATCCAGCTAGAGCAAAGCGCAACCACAGGTGTTCAGCACCGTCATCAACCCAACAATCAGAGTGGGGATAACTTGGAAGGCAGGAAAGTTGCTTTTTAGGCTCCACAACGTAGCTTTCCCAATTTAGTAGAGCGGAATCCAAATGATTCCAAATGGCATCAAAATTTGCCCAATAAAAATTAGTTCCCATAATATGTCTCCTTTTCTTTCGACAAAGGGGTGAGGAGCCCCGTAACGGCGACTCCATGTTATATAGTATTATAGTCTCACTAGTTAAAAAAAATAGGGACTCCTAAAATTTTTAAAAACTTAGAAGGGACTCCTAAAAACTTAGAAGGGACTCCTGAAAACTCAAAAGGGACTCCTAAAAATT